GGAATGGCTGAGTTAATGAGTGAAGATATCATGGACGCAGACGATTTGAAATTGTTTGTAGGAATGGATACTTTCTTAAAGTACCAAAAAGCTATAGCTGATGGAAACTATTTCCATTATGTTGTAGATGGTGGTTACACTTCTGAACTTCCATTAATTGGATTTCCTAATGTGACTGTTTGTGCTACTCCTGGTCTTTCAGGACTAAACACTGGTAACTGTTACTTAATGAGAGCTTCAAATATTTACGTTGGTGTTGACTTACCAGACGAAGAGTCTAACGATGTTAGAAGTTGGTACGATGACAATGACAGAATCTATAAAGTGACTATGGCTTTTAGAAGAGGTGTGAATGTTGCATTTCCTGACCAAGTTGTAGAATTCTTATTAGCCTAAATTTAATGGGGGTTTAATTACCCCCTTTTTTAATAACTGTTAGCTGAAACGCTAACTAACTGAAAATCAATTAATTATGTCATGTGTATTAAGTAACGGACAGGCAAGAGATTGCTCAGATAGCTTAGGCGGAATAGTAGAAGTGTTAATCTCTGAAAGAGATAATGTTACTGCTACAACTTTAGCTAGTGGAGACATTTCAGCAATTACGCAAGAGGCGGCAACTAATTTCTATAGATATGAGTTAAAGAAAGAGTCAGGTAGTTTGACATCTACAGCAACTGTAGACCAAGCTGGAGGGACTTCTTTTTATGACAATGTTGTAGCTTTCACTATTAATAAAATGAGTGCTGCTAAATCTAACGAGATTAAGATGCTTATGCTTGCAAGATTGTTCGTCATTGTAAAAGATAACAACGGTGTTTATTGGGCTTTGGGAAATGATAACTTTGCAGAAGGTTCGTCTTTAGTTGGACAAACTGGGCAAGCTTATGGAGACCCTAACCAATACCAAATAGAAATTACTGACAAAAGTCAGTTCCCATGTTATGGGGTACAGTCATCTGTAGTGGCTGGTTTAACAATTAGTGCTTAATTGTTCTTTGTTGTATGAAAGGGGGGTGGGTTAAACTGTCCCCTTTTTTTAGTAAATTTGAATTATGTTAAAAAAAGAATACGTAGGAAAAACAGTTCACTTAAAACATTTTAGTGTTTTAGTATGTGAAGAGAATATCCCAACTTTAAAGAAATTAGACATTGATTGGGTTTTTGAAACAAAGAAAAAAAAGAAAAATGATAGTGATAAATAAGAACACTACAACTAATTTTGTAGCAACCTTATTTGAACTTAGTCAACTAACAAACCCAGATTATTTATTTGAGTTTGAGAGTGACCAGACTAAGACTAAATATTATACTATCATTACAGACATAAGCACTAATAAAAGTAGATATAACGAATTTAACTTTGTAGAGGGTACTAATAACCCAACTAGTGGAAGTCTAGACTTAGGGTCTCCAGGCTTTTATAACTATAAAGTTTATGAACAAAACAGCACAACAAACCTAGACCCAACAGGACTAAACAAAGTAGAAGAGGGAAAAATGAAATTAATAGATTCAACTTATCAACCGTCATTTACTCAGCATTCAGTTTCACCAACTACAAATGTAGTATATAACCCAGGACAATGAGCGTAAAATTAATTCCGTTAAATTTTGGAGGGTATGAATTACCTGAGTTTAAAGAGTCTAAGAAGGGTGACTGGTACGAATACGGAACAGACAGACCTTATAAAAACACTTACCCAGACTACTTAACTAAACTCTATAATGAGTCTAGTAAACATAACCAAATTATTAATAGTAAAGTTAAATTTATTGTTGGTCAAGGTTTTGTCATAGATGAGAAATTAACATTCACAGAGAAGGCTTATGTTAATGGATTTATTAAACATCCTAATGAGGATGAAAACCTAGACGATTTAATTGGTAAACTTGCTAAGGATAAAAAGGTTTACGGAGGTTTTTGTCTACAGGTTAGAATGTCTAAAAACAATAAGATAGCAGCTATTAACCATATAGATTTTGCCGATGTTAGAACAGGTGTTGACAATGACTTGTATTATTATACAGACGATTGGTCCGCAAGAAACCCAAAAAATAACGATGACTTTAAAGTTTTACAGTCGTTTCCTCACAATGAAGATGCTAAACCAGATGTTGACTATGTTATCTATTACAAAGAATATAGACCAGACTTAGGTGCTTATCCACTTCCTGACTATGTTTCTGCTATACCTTATTTAGAGTCAGATGCTGAGATAGCTAATTTCACATTAAGTAATATTAAAAACAACCTATCTGCTGGCTATCTTATAAGTTTTCGGAATGGTCAACCAAATGAACAGGAGATGGCTGAAATCGAAAGAAGGTTTAAAGACTATGCTACTGGTGCTGACAATGCTGGAAAGCCTTTGTTATCATTTACAGACCAAGCTTCGGACCATCCAGAAATTATGCCAATTCCAGTTAATGGACAAGACGAAAGGTTTATAAATCTAAACAACCAAATAAGAGAAGAAATATTCACAGCTCATGGAATAACAAGTCCTCAGCTTTTTGGTATTAAAGAAAATTCAGGATTAGGAAACAATGCAGATGAAATAGCTGTAGCTTCTCAACTATATCAGAATCTACAAATTGACCCAGAACAAAAAGTATTTAACGAATTAATTAATTCTATACTTAACTATAATGGTGTTAATGGTGAACCTGTAAGAATACAGAAAATAGAACCTGTCCAAAGATACTTTAGTGAGACTGCTGTTTTAGGTGTAATGACTCAAGATGAAATTAGAGAAAAAATTGGACTTCCAGCTTTACAGCCTGAGCAAAAAGTAGAGTTAAGCAGTCAAGAAGATGATATTATATTTAATCAATTAGAGACTACAGGTTTTGACTCTAGTCAATTAGAAGTATTAAACACCTTCCAAAACCCTATTACTTGTATAGCAGACGCTAAAGAATATGAAGAAAAAATAAAGAAAGAGTCTTTTGCAATTACAAGCGTTTTAACACAGCTTGAAAAGAGTGTCCTAGCATTACTATTAAAAAACCCTTTAATGCCTGTCACAGAGCTTGCAAATGCTTTAAAAGTAGAACAGTCTTTAATTAACCAATCTATTTCTAACCTTTTTGAAGCTGGTGCTTTAGACAAGGATTTTAAACCAACTAAAGACGCTGAGGCTAGTATACAAACTCCAGAAGATGAGATTTTTATAGTTTACAAATATGTAGAAAGACCAGACGCACCACCTTTAAAAACTAATAGTAGACCTTTTTGCAATAGAATGATGTTATTAGCAACTACTAGAAAATATACTCTACAACAATTAGAATTATTGACTAATGACTTTGGTCAGTCTGGCATAGACATATTTACTAAAAGAGGTGGCTGGTATCATAATTACAGAACAAATAAAACAACTCCTTATTGTAGACACATTTGGGAGCAACAAGTAGTAAGATTAAAAAAATAAGTTATGGCAGTTTTATTTATATCAGAGCAATATGTAAAGAACACTACTCTCATTGACGAGAATGTAGACGTAAAATTAATTCTGCCAAGTATTAAAGACTGTCAGGAGTTAAGAATCCATCCAATATTAGGCACTCCATTTTATGAAGATTTAAAAAGTAAAATAACTGCTGGAACTTTAAACAGTGACGAAGTTAATTTATTAGACACCTATATAGCTCCAGCTATGGCTCAATGGACTATGTATGAATGCAGTACTTCAATGCTATTTAAATATAGAAACAAATCTGTTTCAACTAAGAACAGTGAGAACAGTAACCCTATTAGTTATCAAGACTTGCAATATCTTAGAGACGAATGGAAGAACAAAGCAGAAGAAAGAGAAGCTAGGTTAATAAATTACTTATGTGATAACGATAATCTATTCCCTAAGTATAAGGAAACTAGCGACGATTTACACCCAAGAAAAACAGCTTATCAAACTAGTTTTTATTTAGGCGGTAGCAGTAGAAGTGATTGCTGGAGAGACGAATATAGAAATAGTGAAAAATGATATTAACCTATAATCAAATATTAAAAGAGTTTAAGACTTTTGCTACTAACCATAAGCAAATAGAGAACTTTGGCAATGGTGATTTGTGGGAAATTGTAGAACATAACCAACTAGCAGACTTTAACTATCCTTTGTTTTGGGTAGCTGACCAGCCAGCTAATTTAGGTGATGGGACTTTTACTTGGAATTTTAATGTTATGGCTATGGACTTAGTAAACAAAGATGAGTCTAATGAGAATGATGTCAAGTCTGACATGTGTCAAGTGCTTTTAGATTGTGTTTCTTACTTTGAACAAAAGACAGCGACTAGCAACAATGTAGATTGGTTAAAAGTTAACTTAGTTAGGTCAGGAACTTTGACTAGTTTTACAGAAAGATTTGAAGATGAATTAACAGGCTGGGGAATGAATATAGGATTTAGACTTCCTTTTAGTTATAATAATTGTGATTTACCAATAGAATAAAGATGGCTATATTTTACAATCCAAATAGAAAAAAAGGTTTATTTTACATGCCATCTGGTGCTACTGGAGGGGATAGATTAGCTATTCAATATAGTGCTGCTAGATTTTGTGAAGATGGAACAGACCCTATTCCTGGAATAACTGGAGACACTGGGGGAACTTTTTCTAGTACTACTGGACTAGTTTTTATTTCTACTTCTACTGGACAAGTTGATTTAGATGCTTCTACTCCTGGAACTTATGTTGTGACTTATACTGCACCAAGTTCTGACACTGCTACAACTTCTATTTCTATTGATTCAATTCCTGTTGTTTCTGCTGGTGCTGACGTTGCTATTTGTACTGGAAACAGCACTGTGTTAACTGCTTCAGGTGCTACTACTTATTCTTGGTCCACAGGACAAACAGGTGCTAGTATAACTGTTGACCCTACAACAAACACTACTTACACAGTGACAGGTTTTAACGGTGCATGTTCTGCTACAGACTCTGTAGACGTAACAGTTTATCCTTTACCAAGTGTTAGCATTTCAGGAACATTGACTTATTGTGTTGGTTCAAATACTACATTAGATGCTGGAACTTTTGTTTCTTATCTATGGTCTAATGGTGAAACAACGCAGACTATTAGTGCAACTGCTGGTAGTTATACGGTAACGGTTACAGATAGCAATGGTTGTTCTAATACATCTGCACAAGTAACAGTTACAGAATTAGCACTACCTACTGTAGCTATTAGCGGAACACTTTCTTATTGTGCTGGCTCAAATACTACATTAACCGCTACTGCTGGATTAAGTAGTTATTTATGGTCAAGTGGTCAAACTACTCAAAGCATAACCGCAACCGCTGCAAGTTATACTGTTACTGGAACAGATGCTAATGGTTGTTCTACTACTTCATCAAGTGTAACAGTTACAGAAACACCTTTAGACAATGCTGGATTTAGTTACTCTGCAAGTAGTTATACAATAGCAGATACAGACCCAACACCAACTATTACAGGACTAACAGGTGGAACATTTAGTGCTGGTAGTGGTTTAGTTTTTGTTGATAGTGGAACAAATACAGGAAGTTCTACTGGTGAAATTGATTTAAGTGCCTCAACAATTGCGAGTTATACTATTACTTATGATACTACTTCAAGTGGTTCAAGTGTTTGTCCAAATACATCTACTTTTTCATTAGCTGTAACTTCTGCTTATTCACCTTTCCAAATGCAGTTTGAAGTAGCTTCAGGAGTAAGTAAAACAATCACAATACCAAACACAGTAGGCTCAAGTTATACTGTAGATTGGGGAGATGGAACAACAACTACAGAAAGTACTGGAACAATAACACATACTTATGACGGGTCATATCCAAACCCAACAGTTTCTATTGGAGCAGAAAGTGATTCAGGAGCTTTTACATCTTTTGCTTTTGCTAATAGTGGTAGTAAATCAGATTTAATTGATATACCAAAATGGGGTAATATAGCTTGGACAAATATGGTTAGTATGTTTCGAGGTTGTAATAATAGTAATTTTACGACAATTTCAGCTACAGACACCCCTAATTTAAGTGGTATAACAAGTCTTGCTGCAACCTTTAGAAATACAACTAACTTACAGAACATAAACAATTTTAACAGTTGGGATGTTTCAAATGTTACCAGTTTACTTGAGACTTTCAAAAGCGCAACCTCTTTCAATCAAAGTTTAAATAGTTGGGATGTGTCTAATGTTACATCTATGCAAGATACTTTTTTAGGAGCAACATCTTTTAATGGTAATATAAGTTCTTGGGATGTGTCTAATGTTACATCTATGCCTGAAATGTTTGCAAGTGCATCATCTTTCAATCAAGATATATCAAGCTGGAATGTTGGAAGTGTTACAAATATGTATCAAATGTTTTTAAGTGCATCATCTTTTAATCAAAACATAAACTCTTGGGATGTTAGTAGTGTTACTAATATGAGTTATTTGTTTTATGGTGCAACCTCTTTTAATCAAAGTTTAAACAGTTGGAATACTGGTAGTGTTACTAATATGTCTATAATGTTTTATGGTGCATCATCTTTTAATGGCGATATAAGTTCTTGGAATGTAAGTAGTGTTACTAATATGAATCAAATGTTTAGAAATGCAACCTCTTTTAATCAAAATATAAGTTCTTGGAATGTAGGGAGTGTTACTAATATGTCTGAAATGTTTAGAAGTGCAACATCTTTTAATCAAAATATAAGTTCTTGGAATACAAGTAATGTTACAACTATAGCTTCGATGTTTAGAAGTGCAACATCTTTTAATCAAAACTTATCAATATGGAATTTAAACACAAGTAGTTTTAGTGCTGCAAGAACTTTTGATGGTTCAGGAATGTCAACAGATAATTATACAGATACAGTAGTAGGTTGGGCAAATTATGTTTATACAAACTCAGCTCCATATACGGTTAGTATGAGTACTCAAAATACTATGACTTTTGACAGAGGAAGAAGTGGTGGAGCTAATTTTGTTGATGCTGGTGCTGCAAGAGATTATTTAACTGGAGCTACTGCTAATTGGACAATAAGTGGAGATACAGAAATAAATTAAATATGGTACATAAAACAGTAGATAAAGACACTTGGTATATAGTTTATTTAGAAGATGAAAGTAAAATTTTCTATGGATTTTGTCCAAATGGAACAAGATTAGATTCAGGTATGCCAGTTGTAGAAGAATATGACAATGAAGCTGATTGGCTTATAAGATTAGCTGAGTTAGGAATAACACCAGAATAATGGCTAAGACTACAATATTAAAGAAATACAAACCTAAGAAAAAGCGTAAAGGAATCCACGCTAAGACTAAAACTTCTAACACTAAAGGTTCTAAATTGTATGTAAAGAAGTATAATGGACAAGGTAAATAGTTTAAAGATGGATGACCACAGTTTATTGATAGCTTTAATTTCAGCTTTAGGAATTAAAGAAATATGGAACATAATAAAGCAGAAAATAGACATTGGAGATAAAAGAGAACAGCGTCAGGATTCTCTACAAGCTCAGGTCATAATGCAATTAAAAGACAAAATAGAATCTTTAGAGTCTAGAATTGATGTGTTAATCCAAGAAAACACACAATTAAGAGAAAAACTTGCTAGAGTTGAAGAGCGTTTAATACTAAACGCAAAAAAAAAAGTCAATAGAAAAATAAAAAGAGATGAGGAAAATTGATAAAATTATAGTTCATTGTTCTGCTACTAGAGAAGGTCAAGACATACCTGTTGAAACTATTAAGAAATGGCATGTTGAAGGGCGTGGCTGGTCAGATATTGGATATCATTTTTATGTAGAATTAGATGGCACTATTAAAAAAGGTAGAGACATAGACAAGTCTGGAGCCCACACGATTGGAGAAAATAAAAGCAGCATCGGCCTATGTTATTGCGGAGGAGTTGAGGCAGACGGTAAAACACCTAAAGACACTAGAACACCAGAACAAAAAGAAAGTCTTTTAAACGTGCTTAAAACATTAAAAGCAATGTTTCCAGAATCTACTATTTATTCACATAATGAGTTTGCAAATAAAGCCTGTCCATCTTTTGACGCTACTGCTGAGTATAAAAGTTTATAAGTGAAGAAACTAAAAGACACTAAAATAGGAACATTATTAAAAGAAAAAGCACCTAAAATCTTAGATTTAATTGGGGATGTTTTGCCTTCTAGTGGTACTATGGGAATATTAAAAAACATTATTTCTAAAGACCCAGATTTAACACCTGAAGAAAAAAAAGAACTACATAATAGAGTTATAGAACTATATAAACTAGAAGTAGCAGACAGAGACTCAGCTAGAAAGAGGGAGGTTGAAATAGCTAAGGCTGGTGGTAATGACTGGATGATGAATTTAACTGGTGTTGTTGGTTTGTTATGTTTTGTTTTTATAGTTTATTCTGTTGTATATATTCCAAATGTTTTGCACAATGAATTGTTTGTACATTTAATGGGTATGGTTGAAGGTGTAGTTATAGGAAACATCTTTGCATTTTACTACGGTACATCCTCAAAAAAGTAAAGTATAATTTTTTTATTATATTTACAAAAACCAATACTACTTAAAATTGAAATCACACAACAAAAGGTGGAAAGACGGTGGCAACCCACGCTATAGACTTAACCAAGACGAAGCAGAAATAATAAACAACTACAGACGAGCCATTGACGAATGTGAAAAAGAGGGTTTAGACCCTAAGACTTTGCACAGTGGATGGATTAAGAATGACAACGCTAGCCTATATTTTAAACAACCTAAAGCAACAGAAAAAGACTTTAAGAAACTAGCCAAAGAAGTCATAGAAGAGGCTAAACAATATTCCCCTAAATACCCTAAACTAAATTATAAGAAATACACAGACGGACATTTATTATTTATGTGTCCTAGTGATTTGCATATAGGAAAACTCTGTAGGTCTTTTGTAAGTGGTGAGGAATATAACAACCAAATAGTAGTTAGTAGGGCTTTAGAAGGCGTTAGAGGATGTTTAGCAAAGTCTCAAGGGTTTAACATAGATAAGACTATTCTATTACTCTCAGGAGATTTATTACATGTAGACAATTTTAATATGACTACAACTGGAGGGACTAGACAAGATAGTGACGGTTTATTAAGTGACCATTTTCTAATAGCTAAAAGGTTGATGGTAGAGATAATAGAAATGTTATTACAAGTCTCAACGGTCCATGTAATGTTCACACCTGGCAATCATGACAACACAGTCGGCTGGATGGTTGCTGAGTTATTAGCTGCATGGTTTAGACATAATAAAGATGTGACTTTTGATGTTAGTTTGCAAATGCGTAAATACTACAAGTACAAAAAGAACTTAATATCTTCCTGTCATGGTCATAAGATTAAGGCTGACACGTTGCCAATGATAGTAGCTGACGAATGTCCAGACTGGTCTAGCACTAAATATAGATACATGTTTACTCAGCACATACATCACAAAGTCAGTAAACAATATCCAGGACTCTGGGTGGAGTCTCTTATGTCACCTAGTGAGGCTGACACTTGGCATCATACCTCAGGCTATCAAAGTTCAAATAACAAAGCTATAGAGTCTTTTCTATTTAGTGAATTTGGACAAATTGCTAGAATAACACACCTATTTTAACAATCGTTTGTTAATAAAGTTTTCTAAATTAATTTTGTATATATAAATATAATTACATATATTAGCTGAAAGTTCTTTGAGATAGTTGGTAAACAAAGTTGTGTTTACAGGAAACTAAGACGTGCAACCAGCGGTGAGAGTCTATATAATAGAGACGCTATATAAAATAAAGATGTTCAACGTATAACATTTATTGGGTTATAAGCGTAACCCAAATATTAATAGAACGGCGGGACTGGCAATGTAAAAAGATAGCATACCGAAGCGTGGCATGTGGCTTTACTACCTTAAATGGTATATCGGACGGAAACTAAGAAGCAAGTAGAGAAACGTATGTGGCTATTGACCGCACTTAAACCAAAGTAAAACTGACGGAAAACATAAGAGCTTTAAGTAGCTTCTATCTCATTGAACTTTATTTGTTAAATTAAAAAATAAAAAATGTCAAGAACAATAAACTATACTACTAGAACTTTTTATGTTCCAGCTGAAAAGCTAGAAACATTAATTAAGTTCCAAAATAAATGCAAAGAGAATGGACATAAGTCCTATTCTGAAGTAATATTAAAACTTATGGAGGACTATAACGATGGATAAATACGAGTTTTACTACAGACAAAAACAAGAGTGGGACTACTGGCAAGCTAACCAAAGACACAACTTTCTAAGTGACAGACTGCTAGGTATTATTAGTCAAGTCCAATGGAATAAAGGCATTTTAAAAAGAACTAAACTTAGTGACAATGACCTAGAAATCCATCAAAATAGATTTAGTGATTTAATAACTGAGGTTGTTAAAATATCTATTGAGCTAAAAGAATTAGCTATCAACTACAATCCAAAGAGGATTAAACAATTAATTATTATATTAACCAAAATTAAAAACTACAACAATGAACCAATTGAAAACAGTTGACATAAAGGGCAAAGCCTACGTCACAGTAAACGAGAGAATTAAATATTTTAGAGAAAAATTTACAGGATATTCAATGACCTCAGAAATAACTCACATTAATGACAATGGAGTAATAATAAAAACAACTATCAAAAATGATGCTGGAATAGAAGTAGCGTCAGGACATGCACACGAAAAGCAGAACTCAACTTTTATTAATAAGACTTCATTTATAGAAAACTGCGAGACTTCAAGCTGGGGTAGATGTTTGGCTAACTTTGGAATCGGTGTAGATTCAAATGTAGCTAGTGCTGACGAAGTAGCAAACGCAATTAAAAACCAATAACATGAAAGAGTTTAAAATAAGATGTTCAGCAATTGGCAAGATAATGACCAACGCTAGAAGTAAAACGGAAACACTATCTAAAACAACTAAAACTTATTTAGAGGAGTGGAGTAAAGAGCAAATTTATAACCGTAAAAAAGAGATATTTAGTAAGTACCTAGACAAAGGAAACGCTGTAGAAGTAGACTCTTTAAACTTTATAGCTAAAGAATTAGACTATAATAGCTTAGAAAAGAACGAACAGTCTTTTGAAAATGGCTTTTTAACAGGTACTCCAGACGCTATTTTAGATGACCATATAATAGATGTTAAAAATAGTTGGGATTGTTTTAGCTTTCCTCTATACTTTAATAGTGTACCTAATAAAGACTATTACTGGCAAGCTCAAGGCTACATGGCTTTGACTGATATTGATAGGTATAAATTAATCTATACACTAATGGACACCCCTGAAGAGTTAATTCAAAGAGAATACTTTGGAGACGAAAGCACAGACTTAGTAGAGTTTGCTAGCAAATATAAATACTCTAATATAGACTCTAAGTATAGAATTAAAGTGTTTGAAATCTATAGAAACGAAGAGGACATAAGAAAGATTTATGACAGAGTTGAGGAATGTAGGTCCTATTTAAAAAGCCTTTGGGTAGACTTAAACTTTTAGATTATGAAAAAATTTGCTATAATTGGAGGCTTAAGTTTGATGACTGCTGGAACTACTAACATGGTTTGGCACAAACAAAAGCTAGATTTTAACCCTAACACATTCGCAATAGCTACAGGCAGTTTTTTTGTAGCTGTTGGAATTACCTATAAATTTTAATTATGTATAAGACTAAACAACATTACGAAGAAAATAAAGACTATTACATTAAAAAAGCTAAAAAAAGAAGAGAAGAAAAACCAGAAGATAATAAAAAATATTTAAAAAAATATTATCATAAAGACTCACCAGAAGAAGGTGTTTCAACTGGTTGTCTTAATAAAAGAAATAGCAGAGCCAAACAAAGAGAAGAAGGTACTTTACATATTTATTGTGAATGTGGTTCTAAAGTTATTAAAAGTAATATGTCAAGACATAAAACAACTAAAAAACATTTAGAATATTATAGAATGTAAATTGCAAACTGCAAATGATAAAAAAAGAATGGCACTGGATGCCAGATTTAAAACAAGAAAAACAAATAACAATGGATAAAAAACCGACAATCTACTGCGGAGGCGGTAAAAAAATGAATGATAACTGGATGACTGTTACTGTTCATATAGACAAAGTAAAAGAACATGTTTTCGATTATAAAGGAAACAAGTACCTTAAATTAAATGTAAACCTAAAGGACCAGCCTGACCAATATGGAAAAGATGTGTCTTTAAGTGTTAACACGTACAACCCAGAAGAACAAAAAGAGACTAAGCCAGTGGCAGAGGTTTCTAATAGTTCTGATGACTTACCCTTTTAAGTTATATGAAAGAGTCAAAAGTCTTGAAAGCATTGGGTTTGAGTTCGTTAGATATACAAAATATGTTGACAAACGGAATGACAATGCCTGAAATTGCTAAAAAATATAAAATAACTTATATTAGTTTAGTACAAGCCTATAGAATCCAGAAAAAGGATTTTAAATATATTGACTACAAACAACCTAAAAAAGAAGTAGAGGACATTAAAACAGTGTCTTCTACTTCCAAAAGGTTATACACTGAGGAGTCATTAAATGAAAATGAGCTATTAGCTTTTTATAAATACGAACAAAAAAACAAAGCATATTTTGACATTAATTAGAAACTTAAATTATATAAAACAAGGGATTGACTTTACTGGAATACAAAATGGCACTATGCACCCTACTGACATTGATGCTGTTCTAGAGTTTAACAATGATGTTTTAATATTAATGGAAGTAAAATATAAAAATGCTGAAATACCAACAGGACAAAGGTTGGTTTTAGAAAGGATTTGCAATTCATGGCACACAAAAAAGTCAGTAGTTTTAAAAGTAGAACATGACTTTAATGTAGAAAATGAAGCAATACCTTTAGACAGTTGTAGAGTCACTAAAATTTATTATAATAGTAAATGGCATAATAAAAATATTAATTTAGTTGACCAATTAAACAACTTAGGAAAACATTTTAACTGCAACAAACTACAATTTAACACAAACAATGAGCGAAGAACTACCATGGTTTAAAGCCTACCCTAGTCAATGGCTAGGAGGTGACATAATGTATTTATCTAAAGAGGAGAAAGGGTCTTTTATAGATGCCTGTTTTCACTACTGGAACAAAGATTGTTCAATGACTTATATTAAAATGTCTAGACGAATCGGTCAAGATTATTTAGACGTTTTAATTGATGAGGGAATGATAGAAAAAAAGGACAACCAAATTAATATAAAATTTTTAGATACACAATACCAAGAAAGAAAAGAACAATATTTAAAAAGAGTCGAAGCTGCTAAAAAGTCAAAGAAAAAAACTACTTTTAGTGACCCAATACACAAAAACACAGACTCATTAAAGAAATTTTTAAGCACAATCAATGATACTAAATAAAGGCTACGGACTAGACTACGCTATTAAATACAAAAACGGAGAGATTAAAAAAGGTTTAGGAATAGGCTGTCCAATTACTGACAAGTTTGTAAGATTTAAACCTAGTCAAATGGTTGTCGTTTCTGGCTTTCCTAATGTTGGTAAAACTTATTTTTTTATATGGTATTTACTATGCCACTCTATGAATAATAATTTAAAGTGGTGTGTTTGGAGTGGAGAAAACTCTCCAGAACTATTAAAAATTAGCATGATTCAAATGCTAACAGGACAAAAAGTTGAGGACTTAACTGAGTCAGAGATTAAAAAACAAATAGAAATCATTGACACTTACTTTAAATTTGTAGATAATAGAAAGCTATACACTGCTGGAGACCTTTTAAATATATTTGCTAAGGAAAATGTAGACGGATGTTTAATAGACCCTTACACTGGCTTAAACATAGAAAGAGGTGGCAAACTTGGACAGTTTGACAGAAACTATTTATTCTGCAATAACGTTAGAGAGTTTTGTAATAAGACTGGAAAGACAGTTTATATAAATACTCACCCAATAAGCGAAGCAGCTAGAAGAGTCTATAAGCCTGGTCATACTTTAGAGGGTTATGTTCAACCTCCCAAGTCTAGTGATATTGAGGGAGGCATGGGATTTATTAATAGGGCTGACGATGTATATGCTATTCATAGAATGGGCAACCACCCAGAGTTTAAAACAATGACAGAACTACATGTCCAAAAGGTTAAAAATGTTATGACTGGAGGAGAGTTGACTACTCTAGATGAGCCTTTAAGATTTAATTTTTACAATGGATATTATACAATTGGAGGTAATAACCCACTTAAACACATACAGAATGGATGAATTAGACATAATGTTAAGGAAAAATAAGCTAGATATAATGATTATTAAGGCTAGTGCTGAAGTAGAAAAGACTAACAATAAAGTAAAACAGGAAGGTCTAGAGGTTTTAATGGATATACTAGAACTCATCCACGATTTACAGCACGAAATTAGACAAAACTATAAAGACATATCTAAACTTAAATATGAAAATGCTGTAGCTTACAAAGAAAATGCTATATTAAAAGCAGATTTTTCTACCTATAAACACAATTTAAAAAAAGCAGAATTAGAATCTAACAAAAATGGATAAAATTTATTTTCTTATATTAGCGTCACACGTCACAGTTTTTTTTTGTGGTTGCGTGTTTACTTTATTAATTCAAAAGTATAATAATAAAAATGAAGAAAAGGACTTTAAATGAATACAGACAAACAACAGACACAGACTATAGTCATCCTTATAATAACACTAACGGTAGTATTAATTTACTCTGTAGGATATATCCTAATGACGCTGAGTTAGGTAAAATTATTAGAAAACATTTTCAAAAGATATAACAAAGAAATAAACAACATAAAATGAGAAAATCAGAAGAAACTAACGTTAGCGATAGTTATGATTATGTAAATCCTAACCACTACAAAAATGGGAGTAAGGAAGTTTGGGAGATGATGGTAGATGTGTGGGGTGTTGATAAATACATAGCACATTGTGAGATGTGTGCTTTTAAATATAGACAAAGATTAGGACTAAAACCTAACCAACCAATAGAGAGAGATTTGGAAAAAGCAAAATGGTATGAGTCTAAAGCTAATGAACTACGTAATTAATGCTAACGTGGTTGAATATGGTGTCGTAGCGACCAGAACTGCTATAAATTAATAAATATTAAATAACTTTTAAAGACAAGTAAAATGAGTAAAAAAAGAAATTACAAAAGCTATGCACTATATTTTTTGTTAGGCTTAGTTATTATGTTCGTATTCTCTTATATATGCTTTTCGTTTGTTATGGCAGACTTTAATGCTATGAATTGGGATAGAGAAGTGCGTGGAGGCTATGTATTTAGTTTGATTAGTATATTTATTTTAAGTCTGCCTATTACTGGACTTATTTTAAATGAAATTGAATAATTAAGCCTAACAAAGAAATAAACAACATAAAATGAGTTTAAATGCAAAACAGAAAGGCAATCGTTTTGAAAGAGACGTGGCTAAACAACTAAATAAAAAGTTCAATACTAATGTAAGACGTACTCCTATGAGTGGTGGTATGAGTATTAAAGGAGACATTATAGACATTAACCCAGACTCTGTTTTATTTGACTATCATTGGGAATGTAAAAACCAAGAAAAGCTAAACATCTGGAAAGCTTTAGAACAGGCTAGAAGTGACAGACCAATGGGGAAAACTCCTGTTGTAGTGTTTACTAAAAACTTTGAGAATGACTATGCCTGTCTAGAATTTGAGGACTTTATGAATTTATTATTAACCATACAACAACTACAAGATGAAATCAACACTAAATAAAATAGCTGAAATAATAAAAGAATATAAACAAACTGACGTATTTGATGGTAACAGCTTAAATAAACAACTAAAAGAATTGACAGCCTATCTATACTATATAGAAACTATTAGAACAGAAGCACATCAAAACTATGAAAAGGTTATACACGATAGAGTTAAAGAAGGTTTTTCTGTAGCTAGAGCTACTAATGAGGCTAATGTAGAAGTCCCTGAGATGTATAAACTAAGAAGATTATTAGAGTCTGGCTATAGAGTAATAGATGCAATGAGGACTAATATAAGTTTTTTAAAGTCTGAAATGTATAACGTGACAAAAGAATATTGATGAATATTACTAACGAAGATAATATGCAATTAATGGCAAGGTATGAAGATAACTACTTTGACCTTGCTATTGTAGACCCTCCTTATGGGATTGATGCAGATAATAAAAACAATGGTAAAAATAGTGATAGACACGAAAAAACAAGCAAAGCTAAAATAAACACTTATAAAAAAACAAATTGGGATAATGCAACACCTAATGATGATTATTTTGCAGATTTAAAAAGAGTTAGTAAAAAGCAAATTGTTTGGGGTGCAAACTTTTTCAATCTACAAGGGGGTATGTTGTATTGGCATAAGCACGTTACAATGCCTACATACTCACAAGGAGAATTAGCTTGGTTATCTTGGTTAAATAAAATAGATTTTGTTGATATTGCTTGGCACGGTATGATTCAACACGATATGAAAAACAAAGAACACAGAATACACCCAACACAAAAACCTGTAAAGTTATATGAATGGTTATTAATGAACTATGCTAAAGAGGGAGATAAAATATTAGATACACATTTAGGTAGTGGCTCAATAGCTATTGCTTGCCATAATTTAGGATACAATTTAACAGCGTGTGAATTAGATAAGGAATATTACGAAGCATCTATGAAAAGAATTAACCAACATAAACAACAATTAACAATGTTTTAAATGGACAGAAAGCTAATTAAGAAAATAGAAAACTTTATATTTTGGATTGGTAGAGAATACAATGTTGTTGAGTTAGAGGACTTTAAACAAGACATTTTCATGATTCTACTTAATAAGGGTGAAGATTTTATCATTCAATTAGACAAAGAAAACAGCATTAAGAAATATGTTTATAAACTTTGCCTATATCAAATAATTAGCGAGCGTGGACAATACAGAACCAAATACTATTTACCTAGTCAATTTAGTAGTATAGAGGATATAGAAACCTACTCTAATAGTTGTTTTAAAGATGAGGTACTAAAAGACTTAATAAACTCTTTAGATGGCTTAGATAAAATAATGATGGAACAATTATTGATTTGTAGTGGTAATAGAAACTGTCTAGCTGAAAAAAGCGACATCCACCGTAATACAATACAATATAAGTTTAAAGAATTAGCAAACAAGATTAA